TGTCCCGAATGCACCAGCAGTGACGCCTTCGCCATCTACTCAGACGGCGGGGGCTACTGCTTCTCGTGCGGTCATCACAGCAAAGGTGATGGACAACCCATTTCCACCAACTCCACGGGAGTAAAACGCATGATCAACTATTCCGGTGACTTCGCTGGAATCAGAACCCGCAAACTCACTGAAGACACCTGTAAGAAATTCAACGTCAGGGTTGATGCTGGACCGGTCATCCGGTTTCCGTATTACTCAGGCGGCAAGGTTGTGGCCTACAAGGAACGCGACCAATCCAAGAATTTCACCTGGACAGGCAAGAACGAAGACCACCAGCTCTTCGGACAGCAGAACTTTGGAAGCGGCAAGACCGTCGTGATTACAGAGGGTGAGATGGACGCATTGTCCGTCTGGCAGGCTCGTCCGAATTGGCCAGTTGTCTCAGTCCCCAACGGGGCTCAGGGTGCTCGTAAAGCTTTGCAGTATCAGCTCAAATATCTGCTCGGTTTCGATGAAATCGTGCTGATGTTCGATAACGATGAAGCGGGCGTACAGGCCGCTGAAGAGTGCGTAGGTCTATTCCCATCTGACCGGGTTTTCATCGCCACTCTAGGGGCATACAAGGACGCCTCAGAGGCCATACAGGCTGGAGATAGTGACGCTATCCGACAAGCAGTCTGGAACAAACGCTCTTATGTACCTCAATCAATCATCGATGGACGCGACCTTTTTGATCTCGTATCTTCTCCCCTTAATGGTCGTGATGCTGACTATTGCTTCGATAGTCTTAACAGCGTCACTGGTGGCCTACGTTTACGAGAGCTTGTCGTTATTACAGCAGGCTCAGGAACGGGTAAGAGCCTCGTCTGCGGGGAGATCGCAGTATCTCTTGTTAAACAGGGTCACTCTATTGGCTACATTGCACTCGAAGAATCCGTTAAGAGGACTGGGCTCCGTCTGATGACGGTGAGTGCTAACAAACCTCTGCATCTGAACAATGAAATTGGAGATCAAGCGCTCCGGGACGCTTTTCAAGATACCCTTGGAAGTGGTCGGGTTTATCTCAGGGATGGGTTTGGCAGTGTTGATCCAGACTCTCTACTCAATGACATCCGCTACCTCGTAAAAACAAACGAGGTCAAGTGGATAATCCTTGATCACCTCAGCATCCTGCTTTCCGGTAACGAAAGCAATGATGAGCGGAAGATGATCGACGTTGTGATGACCAAGCTGCGGTCTTTTGTCGAAGAGACAGGGATCGGCATGATCTTGATCAGCCACCTCCGACGTGCCCAGGGCGACCAGGGACATGAGGATGGGGCCAAGGTCAGCTTGGGTCAGCTACGTGGATCACATTCCATCGCTCAGCTAGCAGACATGGTCATTGCCTTGCAGCGGAACATTGCTGCGGGTGACTGTCGATCTGAGCTGGTGGTGCTCAAGAACAGATTCAACGGACAGACCGGCCCTGCTGGTCAGCTCGCATACCACCCCGAAACAGGACGGCTACAGCCCGCTCTTGATTTCGATAACGATTCCACTCAGCCAACCGGCTATGACGACTTCTAGATCTCACGCCGTGCTCTTCACAAAGGAGAACTGCGGCCCTTGCATCAAAACAAAGGAGTTCGTTTATGACCTCCTCGAACACAACCTTGGCCTCACCGAAACGCTCTCCTTCATGAAGAAAGAGAACCACAGCGCTTTGGTTGAAGCTTATGGGCTTGATCTTTACCCAACTCTGCTGATTGTCGGTCCCAATGGGCTGCTGATCGACAAGATCGTTGGTGGTGCAGATATTCGTGACTGCATTGAAAGCAAGCTCGTTGAAATTTACAAGGAGAACCACGCTTGAACGAGCCTGTAATCATTCACATTGAGCAGACCACTGAAGCCGATCTCGTAAAGCTCGACTCAGAACTGCCATCCGATATCCACCTCGTCCGATACAAGAAACCCACCTGGAAGAAGAAAGAGCGGGTGTCCGCTATTCGTGCCTTCCGGCAGGTTGACATCTTCGATCATCTCCATGACGCCGGTTATGCGGTGCTGGAGATCAAGTCTGGCTTCGGACGTATCAAACCAAAACTATTCAATGCGACTCGCGTTTGACATTGAGACCGACGGTCTTCTCCGTGGGCTCACAAAGATCCACTGCATTGCCGCTCAAGATCTTGACACCAATGAAACCTACTTCTGGGACAACGGAAGCATCAAAGAGGGCTTGGCTTTTCTGCTCACTGCAGATGAGCTTTGGGGCCACAACATCATCGGATATGACTATCAAGCTATTCGAGAGGTTTACCCCAAGTGGCGGTATCAAGGGAAAACTTTTGACACTCTCATCCTCTCCCGCCTGTTTTTCACAGACCTTCTGGACCGTGACTTCCGCTCCCGTCCGCCAAACATGCCTGCAAACTTGTACGGGCGTCATTCACTGGAAGCGTGGGGACACCGTCTCAACGTACACAAGTCAGAGTTTGGCAAAAGCCTTGATGGCGATTGGTCGGTATACACCGCCGAGATGGGCTTGTATTGCCAGCAGGACGTTGTTGTTTCCTGCGCTGTTGCTTCGATGTTTGTTCCCAAGCTCGAAGTTTATAAGGATTGCATTGACACCGAGCACCGTATTGCCGACCTCATGGCCTGGCAAGAACGAGAGGGATTCCCTTTCGATGTAGACAAAGCTCACCGCCTGGAGTCCAAACTCCGCACTGAACTCGACGACATCTCGGAAGAGATGCGTAACACGTTCGCCTTCGTTGATGGCGGGACGTTCGTACCCAAACGAGACAACGGCCCTCGCGGCTATGTCCAGGGTGCCGCAATGTGCAAACTCAAAGAGTTCAGTCCCACCAGCCGTGACCATATTGCTTGGGCTTTCGAGACCTTTAGGGGTTGGGAGCCTAAGGAACGCACAGCTTCTGGTCGAGCAAAGATCGATGACACGGTGCTTAAGGAGATCGGGACAGAGGAGGCTCTTAAGTTCTCCCGAATCCTTGAACTTCAGAAGCACCTGGGTCAACTAAGCGAAGGCAAGAACGCCTGGCTTAAGCAGGAACAAAACGGACGCATCCATCACAGCTGCATCCTCAACACCAACACGGGCCGTATGGCTCATCTACGGCCAAACCTGGCCCAAGTACCTTCTGCTTCTGAGTACCGTGAACTCTTCTACCCTGGCAAAGATCGTGTCCAGGTTGGTGCAGACGCCAGTGGCCTGGAGCTTAGGTGTCTCGGTCATTATCTTTCTCCATTTGATGGAGGCTCATTCGCACGCAGTGTCGTTGAGGGTGACATTCACCAAGAGCTGGCAGACATCTACGGAACGACTCGCAAAGCGGGTAAGGGAGTTACTTACTGCCTGATCTATGGCGGTGGTGATATGAAGCTAGGCCTCACGGCTGGTGCTTCTAAACGTCACGCTGCTGCCAAGGGTAAGGAGATCCGAAAGCGGATCATGGAAGGCCTCGATGGATTCGCTGAGCTATCAGCAGCCATACAGAAGAGAGCAGAAGGTGATGTGCTTAAGGGTCTTGATGGTCGGCCTATCCGGCTCCAAGGCAAACGTCACGCTGCCCTCAACTACTTGCTGCAGTCGGCGGGCGCCGTGATCTGCAAGTTGTGGTGCATACGTACTAACGAGCTGCTGCAAGAGGCAGGAATTGATTACTGGCCAATGGCCTTTGTCCACGATGAAATGCAGCTATCAGTTGCACCTAGCCAGGCGAAGGATGCCGCATTCCTAATTACTACCGCCATGAAAGACGTTGAACACTCAATTAAGTTTAGATGCGCTCTCGACTCCGAAGCGCAACACGGAGACAACTGGGCAGCCTGTCACTAGCTTTGTACTTCAGGAACAGCTCCGATCAGGAGAAGTCACTGAGAAAAAGTGTTGTAAATGTGATCAGCTTTTACACATAAGTGAGTACGGCACTTGGTTAGACCCCAGAACCCACGAAAGAAGATGGGCTAGCGCTTGTAAAGCTTGTGTTGCCACAGCTGCCCGATCAAGAAGCAAAGCCGCTAAACAAGCTCCACCTAAATCAGATACATGCGACAAATGTGGTGTGCCTTTGATTCATCACGGCAAAACAAAATACTCAGCAAACCTCGATCATGACCCTGCAACACACACCTTTAGAGGTTGGCTTTGCTCCAACTGCAACAAAGGCATTGGCATGTTGGGTGATGACATTGCTGGTGTCATTGAGGCCGTGCAGTATCTAGCCCGCGCTCAAAACCTGTCGATTATCATTTCCACTCAACCAAATGAATCCTAAGCTCTTAATAGATGCTGACTTCTTCTTCTATCGAGCGGCCTCAGCCGCAGAGATGGAGCAGGAGTACAGCCCAGATCTGACCGTGATCGTCGGTGACTTCCGACGGGGCAAACAGATCGTGGAGCAAGAGCTGGACAAGCTCCGCACCAAGTTCGATACGGATGATCTGATCCTGTATTTCACAGATACAGAGAACTTCCGCAAGGACATTGACCCCAACTACAAAGGCAACCGCACCAAGCGGAAGCCTTGTGGGTATTTAAAGCTGAAGAACTGGGGAATGGAGACCTATTCCTCACTAATCATGCCCCGACTAGAGGCTGACGATGCACTAGGTATCGCCGCCACATCTGGTCAATACAACAACTTTGTTCTTGTCTCACCGGACAAGGACATGCTTCAAATCCCCTGCCGAATCTACAACCTTAAAGATGAGTTCACCCAGACCAAAGAAGACGCTGAGCGAAAGCTGTTTGAGCAGGCTCTTACTGGTGACTCTACTGATGGTTATAGCGGCTGTCCAAGTGTGGGGCCAAAAAGAGCAGGCATCATCTTGGATCAAGCAAAGGGACATTACTGGCCAGCAGTAGTTAAAGCATTTAAAGACAACGGATTAACAGAAGAGGATGCCCTCACAAACCTTCGATTAGCTCGAATCCTTCAGACCTCTGATTGGGATTGCGAGAAACAAACCCCAATCTTGTATGAACCTCCCACCTATGCCTGATCTCACCTTGACCATGAGTCAAGAGTTCGAGATAGCAAAGACCATGAAGGACTGCGAGAACGCCAGCGAGGAAGAGTTGCTGGCCGTCATCGAAGCCTGTCTTAAGCAGCTTTGCATGTACCGAAACACCGTTAACCAACTTATCCGCGCCTGGCCTAATGGACAAAGCGAATCCTGATCACTATCAGCTCGGAAAGATCCAAGTCTGGGACTTCATTGTCGATCAGGATCTGGACTTCTTACTTGGCAATGTCGTCAAGTATGTCTGTCGAGCTGGCACCAAGCCTGGAGAATCGCGCCTTGATGACCTCCGTAAGGCTCACGCATACATCACCAAAGCCATAGAAACCACAGATGTTTGAGCATCAGAAAGAAGCCATCACCTTCCGCAAGTTGATGGATCAACCCATTGATCATTTTGGCCCCACCACCCTGTGTGTCCAGCAACGCCTGATCTCAGAAGAGTATGAGGAGTTTATGGAGGCACACTGCGAGGCTAATAACTACATCACAAGCAAACGTGCCCGAGAGAACTGTCTAAAAGAACTGGCAGATCTTGTGTATGTCGCTTATCAATATGCCGCTGCTGCCGGGTGGGACCTCGATGAGGCTCTGACCCGAGTGCATAAGAGCAACCTCTCCAAGCTTGATGACAACCTCCGTCCTATCAAGCGGGATGACGGAAAGATCATCAAGGGACCCAACTATCAACCCCCATCCCTCATCGACCTTGTTTGAAATGTCTTTTATTGCACGCACTGGCCGGGTTCAATCCTGGCTCGACAACCCTGAATCAAAACTACCCGTCAGCTGCACAGTGTTTGTGGTTGACGATTCAATGGAAGGCCCTGATGGAATCGAAGCCTCTTGGCGATTTGTGTCTCATGCACTTCGGAATGCTGCCGGAGTCGCTGTTCACCTTTCTAAGCTACGTCCCAAAGGAGAAGAGAACGGAAAGGGCCTTGTGGCTAGCGGCCCGGTGTCATTCGCCAGAATCTACAGCGTACTTAACGAAACTCTTCGAAGAGGTGGAACGTATAAGAACGGAGCCTGCGTAGTTCACCTCGACGCAAATCATCCAGACATCGAAGAGTTCGTAGATGCAACACGGGCTGATCTGCCCTGGGTCAAGAAATGTATTGACGTTAAACAGGAGTGGTGGGATGCCTTGTCTAAACCTCTTCAAGAAAAGATCCTCAAAGCCATCCAGGCTGGTGATATCTGGCTCAACAAAGTCAAGTACAACGAACTGGGTGAGCGTGTATATGGAAACGTCTGCCTGGAGATCTACCTCCCCAGCAGGGGCACTTGCTTGCTTCAGCATGTGCAACTTGGAGCCTGTAATGTTGAAGACCTACAGCCTGCTTTTGCAGAAGGTATGCAGCAACTGGTCGATCTCCACGGAAGAACAGGGGTTGGTGATACGGGTGAATACCTGCCCTCCTTCGTGGACCGACAGGTTGGCCTGGGCATACTCGGACTTGCTAACTTCCTCAGGATTCATGGAGTTTCCTATGCGGTATTCGGTGAGGCGCTCAAAGCGGTCAATGAAGGATCGGATAAAGGGCACACTCCTGCGCTTATTCTGGCCCGAGAATTTGTCGCTGCAGTGGCCGGAGCTGCGAGAATTGCCCGAGCCAATAACATGGAAAGAGCTTTCACAACGGCTCCAACAGCATCGTGCTCTTACCGATACAAAGACCTCGAAGGGTTCACAACAGCTCCAGAACTTGCTCCTCCTATCAGCCGTCACGTTGATCGTGATTCTGGTACTTTTGGCGTAGAGAGCTTTGATTATGGTCCTGTTGAAATTGCAAGTGAAGTAGGCTGGGATGCCTACAAATTAGTGGCAGACGAGATCTGCCGAACGTTTGAGTTGACTGGCCTATTTCATGGCTACAGTTTCAACTCGTGGAGTGACGTCGTGACCTACGATCAAGCCTTCATTACTGACTGGTTTAATTCTCCCCAGACCAGTCTTTATTATGCGCTCCAGGTCATGCCGGACACTCTTCGTAAGGATGATGTGGTGTCTCTTCTAGACGAAGAGGATGCCGATCATTATTCAAAGATGTTTGGCATTGACAAAGAACTGGACGCAGAAATCGAGGAGATGTTCTGTTCATCCTGCGCTGAGTAATGTCTAACTATTTGAAAGTAATGTCCAGGAAGCGTGCCTGGACGCCCGTAGCCGTAGATAAAGGCCAAGTAATTGAAGGTAGCGAGGACACCCTGAAGCGGTGCCTTGCCCTTCGCACGCTCGAACTACCTGTAAAAGAGATGCTCCAACAGGGTCTGGAAAGGGAACTCCCTGACGACCCTGGAGTCATCACTGCTCTTCGATCTAACCAACAAGATGAGGACAAGCATGATCGCGCTTTGCAGTTCATTGTTGATGTACACGGCGTTGACGAGCGAGCTGAACGGGAGGCCCAAAGAATCCGCTCGGCTTGGCTCAGCGATCCGTCACACCCGATCCTCAAGACGGCGATTCTTGAGCGCTCGGTGTTCTTCGTACTCCTACCCTTCTTTAGATTCAACGGAGATGTAGGCATCAGGACCGTCGCCAGTGATATCTCAAGAGATGAGCAGACCCACACTCTGGTCCACGCAATGGTGGCTCACGATCTGGGAGAGAAGCCGACACCTGCACTCAACAAACTTCGTAAAGCCACAGTCCATTGGGCTATGGATCTCCTGGGCTCCAATGAAAACAAGTACCTCGACAAAGATTTCTGGCTCAAGCAATCAGACAATCTTTACTCCCAGGGAAAGACTGATGGCCTTAGTGAGACGCGCCGTGCTCGAATGCCAGCCTTTTTTGAGGCATCAAATGTAAACCTTCCCAAGTATGGATAATATCCTTCCGGGCAACTCCAATCTCCAAGCTCTGGTCGATGAGCTAGAGGAGATGTATCCACCTTACACACCATCACCAAGGGACTCTGACCGAGAGATCATGTATCGCTCTGGTCAG